ACCAGCTTTTGTTCGAAGTCGTCCATACGGGCCAAGACTTCACCCTGCTTGATCATGGCTTCGTCGGTAAGCTGCTTTTGCTTTTCGGTCAGCGCCTTGCCTTCTTTGGCCAGGGCGATGGCTTCTTCGGCTTTTTCGCGCACTTTGTCCGTGGCGCTATGCACCTCGGTTTTGATGCGGGTCATTTCGGTGATCAGTTCGCTCATATCGTTCGGCATGATGTTTCCTTAGTTCGGGGTGATTTTGAATTCGCGCAGAAACTGCAGCGCTGCTTGTGCGTCATCGCCTTTGGCGCTGGCAGGATCCCCCCGCAGCAATGGTTGCAGGCCGCGAGTGGCGATTTTTTCGGCCTGCGACTTGGAGAACCCACCTGCATCCCGCAGGAAGTCCTCGAATTCGCGCAAGGTCGGCAGCGTGCCGGCCTCGATCATGCTCTTGACGTCGGTCATACGCGCGGCGTCGTTCATTGGATTGGTCACCACGCTGATCTCCACCAGGTCCAACTCGTGAAGGGTGGTGACACCGGTCTTCTTGTCGTAGCTGTCGCGCTTGATACGGTAGCCGATCGACAGCCCGGTGATGGTCTTGGTCTTCATGCCCTTGTGGGCGATGCGCGCGTACGGCGCGTCCTCGATCCACAGGTCGGAGTCCCCCAGCAGGCCGTGCTTATCCTCGGTCAGGTTCGACCAGGCGCCGATCGGCTCGTCGGTCTTGTGCTGCCAGAGGGTCGGCACCGCGCGGCCCGACTTGTCCCACAGCTCCAGGCTTTTACCGAAGGCGCCGAACTCGACGACGTCGCCGCCCTTGTCCACATTACCAAAAACCGAGCCGTAACCGGAGAAGCGGCCGGTGTCGGTCAAGCTCTTCAGGTCCAGGTCAATCGATTTGGTCAAGTAGTTCATGCGGTGGGGTCCGGTTGGTCTTGCGCGATTGTAGCAGGGTTTTGCGTCGTGCTCGTGATTTTTCCGACCATATCGAGCGGGATCATGTTGCTTTGCATGAACAGGTTGTCGCCGCCAGGCAGCGGCTCCAGGTTCTCCAGAGACCGGCAGAAGTTCGGGGTGTACACCGCCGCCTTGATCATCTTGTCGTAGTACGCCGACCGGCCGCTGCTGTCCATGCGGAAGAAGCCCTCGCGGCTGAATTCGGCAAAGTACTTCAGCCGCTCGGCCGGCGTGAGCAGGTTCTTGGCTATGCTCTGCTCGATGCCCACCAGGTCCGGGTCGATCACGTACTGGAGGAAGCCGAGATTCTGCTGCTCGCGGCCGGTGCCCCAGTTCGACACCGCCGTGCCGTGGCCGATCATCGCCGGCGGCACGCCGTACCAGCGGCACAGATCCTCTACGCTGGCGTTGACCTGCTCGATCAGCTGGGCGTCGACCGGGTTGATGGTGAGCTGCTTGTACTGGGCGCCGCCTTCCATAAGGTACTGGCGGCCGAGCGTGGCGTCGCCGAAAACGCCGTCGATCATGGCGGTCTGGATCTGCGCGCGCTGGTCCTTGGTCAGAATTTCGTTGACGGTGACCACCCCGGACGGGCGCATGTTGCCGTTGAACAGGGTGGAGGACGCGGCCTCCGCGCTCTGCGCGCGGGCCATGGAGCGAGCGCCGACGCCGATCGGCGACAGGCCGGTCAAGCCGTCCTCGGTGAAGCCCTTGATGTGCCAGATGTCGCGCTCGGTGTAGGTCTTCTGGCCGCTCGGGTCGGCGTATAGGAACTGCACATCGCCGCCGGCCGGGCGCCGCACCGTCATCAGCGCGGGGTTCAGGGGGTCGAGCGAGATAATGCGCGCGCCGCTGAAGGTCTTCAGGACGTAGGCATTGCCCCAGGTGTCGAGGCGCACCTGGATCGAATTCCAGAAGTCACGCGCCGTCATGTCAGCGTTGGGCGAGTCGTGCAGGAGGCGATAGAGGGGGTGGTCGCGCGCCACGCGGCGGGACTCGCGCCCGTTGACCTCGGTGCGCTCGTAGATGAACAGCGGCAGGGTGGAGATGGCGTTCGATTTGAGCTTGACGCACGCCCACACGGTGGATAGCTGCAGCGCGCGGTCGATGCGAGGGGTGTTATCGCCGGCATTGTAGCTGCCGTTGGCTACATCGCGGTTGCCGGGGTCGCGGTCGATCTGCCGATACGCGAGCGCGTCGCGGATCGAGAAGTAAATCGCCTTGAGCGAGAAGCCCTTCGGCTTGCCTTTGTCGCTCATGTCACCGCCATGTCCGCAAGATAGTCATCCCATGTCCGTTTTCCATCTTCCACTTTCTGCGGCATCACGCCGACTGCCATCGCCAAGGCTACCATACCATCGATCCGACCGCGCGCCGTGCGCTTGTCGAACTTGCGTGCATCTGAATCACCCACTACGCGGCAATTATGGGCGCACATTGCTAAAATTGGATTATTTCCGTGGCGTAATTGCGACTCGGTTAGCATAACCTCCAGCTCCCGGAGGGCTGGCGTCATGCTTTTGGTCCCTTGGCCAAACTCGACAAATCGATCTATGTTTTCGATCGGCATGTCGGCTTCGTCCAGCCATGGGCGCAATTGTTGCATGTGATACCGGTCAAACGCAATCAATTCCACGTCAAAGTCAACGAAAATCTGCCGTAAAACCTTGGCGACGTGGCGGTATTGTACCGTTTTTCCGGGGGTCGTCTGCAAGAATCCTTGCTCTTTCCAGACGTTATAGGGCACTTTGTCCTTTTCAGACTTCTCTTTCAGCCCCTGTTCTGGTAGCCAAAACCACGGATAAACGCTGCCATCGTCGGCGTCGACCAGTACCAGGGCGGTCAAATCGTGCACGCTGGCGAGATCTAGCCCCCCGAAGACGCGCGGACGCTTGCGGCGGGTGGGCTCGGCGCTGTTGGACTCCCATATCGAGCGGCCAACGAAAGGAGAAACCGTGTCTACCCTTTCATTCCTGACAAGATTCCTGTAGGCCGGTTCGAAGGACGGAATCGACTGCGCTTTCGCGCATTGCTTTTGAACATCGCTCAGGGACCGGAAGACGCCGATAGCGGGATTGGCCGCCTCCCACCCCGCTGGGTCGTCCAAGGCGCAATCGGCCGGTGCGGTGTACACGTGCTTGATGATGTGGGGATCGTCAGGGGCATCGATTATGAGCGAAAGCATATCCGCGTCGGTCGGCGCCTGCGTGCTGATGATAATCTTCAGCGGATTTTCGTACGCACCCTGGGCAGTTTCGATCGCCTCAATGAAGGGGTCTGTCGGCCCTTTTACTTGCCCCAATTCATCTAAAATTGCTAAAATCGGGCTGGCGCCGTGGGCAGTTTTACCCTCTGCGGCTAGTGCTTTGTACTCAACGTTCCGAGATATCCCAAGCAATTTCTTGGCCGATGGAAAAATCTTCACGCGCGCTGAAAGCTCGGGCGACATGTTCACCATCTTCACTGCGAGCGCAAAAACCAGGCTCGCTTGCTCTCGCGACATCGCCCCACTGACGATTTGACTGTTCTGCACCGCTTCTGGGCCCGCCAAATGGGCGAGTAAGATGCACGCTATCAGTGCCGTTTTGCCATTTTTACGGGCGATCGACAGCACAGCAGTGTGCGTGCCGTGCGGGTTGTCGTATATTTCCCGTAAAAAACGTTGCTGAAAAGGCATCAATTCGATGGGCTTCCCTACCAAATTTCCCTCGGGCACAAGGCAGTAGCGGTGGACGAAGGCCACCACCTTATCGCCTCGGGTCAATTTTCCAGTAGTTTTGCCCATCGGGACCCCATTTTCAATTCAGGAAAACCGGCCGCCGCCATGTACCAACCTTTGGTAACCGCTATGTGCCCCCGCACCAAGTTCGAAACGGCAGGGCGCCCGAACTTCATCGCCTCACTGAATTGAAACTGAGTGCCCACAAAAACCTCGCCTTTGACGTGGCGGAATTCATGCACCTCGGGGCGGTACATGTGGTGTTTTTCACCCACTAGGGTTTTACGCTCTAGGGTTTTACGCTCTACGCCCTTGATCGACCACCCTTTCGCGGTGCTGATCTTCCCCTTCACCAGCAGATTGGCAAGAGGTCTGGTGAGCCCGAGCTTGGTGTTCATCTCCAACTGCGTGACCCGTACTGTGGCGCCCGCCGCGTCCACCAGGGTGTGGACAGTAGGAACGAAACGAGTAGCTTTTTCGCCGCACTGCGACTTGGCCCACTGTCGCACCTTCTCCCGGCCCTCAGGGCTCTGAACATACAGCCGGCCTTCCGCCGCCATTGCTTTGCTGCGGGCCCCGATCACCGCCCGCTGCGCTTCGGTCGCGGGGTTTGCTTCCCACCACTCGCGCAGCTTCTTGCTCATGTGCTTACGCCCTTCTTCGCTCTGACCCCAAAGGCGCCCTTCGGCGCCCAGTGCGAGTATCGCCGCCCGCTGGGCTGCGCTGGCCCCCGGCCTCTGGGTGTGGTGCGTGCCGGCGGCAACCTGGGCCTTCTGCCGCGCGGAGCTGGCGGCGCGGAACTCCGGTGTCTGAACATAAAGCTCGCCCGCCTCGAAGCGCTGGCGCAGTACCTGAGCGAACCCCTTACGTGAGCGGGCATAGGCTTTGCGCCGGCGGCGTAGATACCCCTCGCTCTGCCCCCGGCGCCCTCCCGGATCGCCGTACATCGAGCGCAGGGCATACCACAGCTTGCCGCCGTGGATCTTGGCGAGCAGCAGGTGGGCGAAGAAATGGTCTTCTGGCGTGAGGCGAATCAGATTGCTAGGTTCATTCCCCCCGCCCAGGCTGCGCGGCACGATGTGGTGCTTTTCGGAATATCCGAGAATTTCAGCGAGGTGTTCGGTGGTGCGGCGATCGGCGATGAAAGCCGTGTAGATTTTCTGGTAGTCCATGGCGGTCCTTGACGAGTGGCGACTGTGGAAGTTGTCGGAAGCTGGTAGTCGGCCAGCTTCTCGGGTGCCCCCTATCCGACACCCAGACTCTACCACGACCGGCGCGATCATGCCAGCAGGTCGTCTTCCTGCTCGACTTCCTTGCGAAGATTACGCGCGCCGGCTTCGAGTTTGCGCTTGGCCGTCGGCGCGCGCGGGTCGCCGGTGGCGCGGCCGATCATCTGCAGCGAGCGGCCGAGGGCCATCTGCCGGCGCGCGAGCGCTTCGTTGATCCCCACCAGCGGATTGGCCACCTTGGTCCCGCGCTCGTTCGTCAGCACCCGGCCATCCAGCGCCAGCTCGGCGCGCACTTCCTCTTGCTCCACCATGCACTCGGCCAGCTGCGCGGCAATCGTCAACTGGTGTTCGTTCCATTCCTCGCGTGCGCGTGCGCGCACAATGTCGGCGAAGTACGGCTCGGCGGCCGTCGAAAGTTGCACATGGGCCGGTGGCCGGAGGTCCGGCGAGGCCGCATTTTTCGCCGCGTTGATCGCTGCGGTCGCGCTGTCGGATCGGGTTTTTCGAGTTGCCATGGTGTAAGTTTCAGGTCAGCAAGTTGTGGGTTAGAGTTTGAAAAGAGG